ATTACAGCTAGTACTGGCATGTTTAATGTCCAGTATCAGTTCGTCTTGAATAACATCAAAGACTTTGCTAGTTATAACATGTTGAACTTCTACATGTCAATGGCTCATTTGCAGTTCATGCAAGATATGCTAGTAGGTATGCAACCGATTAGGTATAACCGTCACGTGAACAGACTGTACATCGATACAGACTGGGCTAGACTAGCAGAAGGTGAATATATTGTAGCAGAGTGCTATAGCATTGTTGATCCAAACACATATGCTGATGTGTGGAAAGACCGTTGGTTACAAACGTATGCAACTGCGAAAATCAAGTATCAGTGGGGATCAAATCTAACTAAGTTCAATGGGATGCAACTGCCTGGTGGCGTACAGTTCAATGGAGAACAGATTTTAGCTGATGCTAGAGAAGAGATTCAAAGACTTGAAGAAGAAATGATTAGCTCTTATTCTCTGCCAGTTATTGATATGATAGGATAAGTCTCGTGGCTAGAAACTTCTACTTCGAAAACTATGAAGCTTCAATGGAGCAACAGCTAATTGAAGACTTGGTAGTAGAATCAATTAAAATCTATGGCGTAGACACTTGGTATCTACCGAGAGTTATTGGTGCGAAAGACACTCTTCTAAATGAAGATGATCTTCCTATCTTCAACGAAGCGTTTATGATTGAAATGTATATCAAGAACGTTGATGGCTTCGAAGGCGAAGGCGACTTCCTGTCTAAGTTTGGTCTGCAAATTCGTGACAGCATGACATTGACTGTTGCTATTCGCACTTGGGAGCATGATATCGATGTGAACCTTCCTGGTCGTGATACATCAAGACCACTTGAGGGCGACTTAATCTACTTCCCACTAAACAAAAAATTCTTTAAGATTATGCATGTAGAGCATGAATCAATCTTTTATCAGATGGGTTCACTACAAGTATATGACCTACGTTGTGAACTATTTGAGTATTCTAACGAAAGATTTGAGACAGGTCAAGACTTTATTGACGATTACTTTGAACAGTATCGTACATACTATAAAGTCAGTGATGAATTTACAGTACGCCTAGGCGTCAAAGACTTCACACACCCATATTGGGATAAGAACGGCACTGCGAATACAGTCAACGAAACACTCGCTTTCTATATTGATAACGAACAATCTCCGATTATCAATCTTGATGCTGGAACAAACTATACGTTTGACTTGAGTGATGTTACACTTACTGGCTATACGTTTGCTATCTTTGATGGAGAGACTGCGGTTAGCGGTAGGGCTCCAACTGGAACGATTACAGCAAGCGGTACGCCTGGTCAAGCTGGTGCTAAATACACTATTACACCAACTGAATCTGGCACGTTCTACTATCAAGCAACAGACCTAGATGCGAACTTCTACATGGGCAACATCGTACAGATTGGCGAAGATAGAAGCGAACTTACTGTTGATGCTATTGCAGACAATGCAGTAATTGATAACACAGCTATTGAGACGGAAGCAGATAATATTCTAGACTTCAGCGAATTGAATCCATTCGGTGAGGAGAACTACTAATGTACGGCAATCAATTCTATAACGAAACAACACGCAGATACGTAGCAGTTTTCGGTACTCACTTCAATGATATTGTGATTAGTCGCAAGGATAATTCTGGCGATGAAGTTATGCGCATGAAAGTGCCAATTCACTACGCACCTATGCAGAAGATTCTCGCAAGACTTGAACAAGACCCAGACTTAAATGCACCTGCGATGACATTACCTCGCATGTCGTTTGAGATTACTGGTATGAGTTACAATCCTTCACGTAAGATTGCAAGCACTCTTAAGTACACAAAAGGTACTAGCTTAGATAATAGTCTTGCTACACAGTATTCGCCTGTGCCATATGATATTGAGTTTCAGTTGAATATCATGACAAAATACAACGAAGACGGCACTAAGATTTTAGAACAGATTCTACCATTCTTCAAGCCAGACGTTACACCTTCTGTTAAGCTAATTGACTCTATGGACCTGTACTTCGATATTCCAATCGTACTCAATTCTGTAACACAAGAAGATGTGTACGAAGGAAACTTTGAAGAAAGACGTGCATTGATCTGGACATTGACTTACACGCTTAAGGGATGGTATTTTGGTCCACAGTCTAATCAGAAAGTTATTAAGTTTGCAGAAGCAAGCGTATATTCACCAATGACTGGAACACAAGATGTGCAGAAAGTAACTGTTCAGCCAGGCTTGACAGCGAACGGACAACCCACAACAACTGCAAGTGAGTCGGTAAGCTACAATGATATAAATATAGACGATGATTGGGCTTATATTGTTGAGGTTGTTGAATAATGAATGATGAAATTGCAAATACACTTGGGTTGACTCCCATGAAGCCTCCATTAGAAGGCGATATCGTAGAAGTCAAAAAAGTTCAAGAAGCCCCAAGCGATGAAGAAAATGATTACAAGTATGCAAGAGATAACTTCTACAATGTAATCGAAAAAGGCACACAAGCACTAGAAGATATGCTAGACGTTGCAAAAGCGTCAGAGCATCCACGTGCATACGAAGTCGTATCTACACTTATGAAAACATTGGTTGATGCAAACAAAGATTTAGTTGCAATGGGTGAGAAAAAGACAAAGGCAGAAGAGCCTGTTAATAACCCAAACAAAGTAACTAATAACAATCTATTTGTTGGTTCAACCTCAGAGCTACAGCAAATGCTGAGGGATTTACGTAACGATGAATCAGGTGATTGATAAAGGTTACAATGGTAACACAAATCTAAAACGAAAAGGCATACCTATTGAATTCACTTCTGATATGATTCAGGAGTATCTTAAGTGTGCAAAAGATCCCGTTTACTTTTCAGAAAAATATATTCAGATTGTACACGTTGACCATGGGCTTATTCCCATTCGCATGTACGACTATCAGAAAGAGATTGTAGAAGCAATCACACACAACAGACGTGTGACAGTGAACACTTCACGTCAGGCTGGTAAAACAACAACAGCCGTAGCAGTAATTCTTCACTATGTGCTTTTCAACGACCATAAGACAGTTGCGCTACTTGCTAACAAGGGTGACGCCGCACGTGAAATTCTAGACCGCATTAAGATTGCATATGAAGCACTGCCAAAGTGGTTGCAACAAGGCGTGATCGAATGGAACAAGGGGAGTGTCGAATTTGAAAACGGTTGTAAAATCATTGCAGGAGCTACATCAAGTTCTGCTATCCGAGGTAAGTCTATATCGTTTCTATATATTGATGAAACGGCTTTCGTAGAGAACTGGGACGAATTCTTCGCTTCAGTATTTCCGACAATTTCATCTGGTAATACAACTAAGATTCTATTCACATCTACACCTAATGGTCTGAATCACTTTTACAAGACGTGTGAAGGTGCGAAAGAAGGCAAGAACGGCTACATCTTTATCGAAGTGCCTTGGCAGAAAGTGCCTGGGCGTGATGAGAAGTGGAAAGAAGAAACTCTTGCGGCTATGGACTATGACTATCAGAAGTTCTCGCAAGAATTTGAGTGTCAGTTCTTAGGTAGTTCTGGTACACTTATCGAAGGTTCTAAACTCAAGTCACTTGTGTTCAGAACGCCTATTGCTGAAGCAGAGGGCATTTCTCAATATAGTAAACCCGAAAAAGACAGAAGTTACGTTATCATTGTAGACGTGTCACGTGGTAAAGGGTTAGATTATTCTGCGTTTCAAGTTATCGACGTTACAGAGATGCCATATAGACAAGTGGCAACGTTTAGAGATAACATGATTACGCCTATTGACTACGCTGAATTCATATATAGAATGATAAAGCACTATAACGAAGCATACACTCTAATCGAAGTCAATGATATAGGAGAACAGGTATCAGAAATACTTCACTATGAGTACGAAATAGAAACGCTATTGTTCACTGAATCCGCTGGTCGTTCTGGTAAAAGAATATCAGCAGGCTTTGGTCGAACCGTAGACAAGGGAATAAGAACCACGAAATCTGTGAAAGCAATTGGTTGTAATATGCTCAAAATGATGATAGAGCAAGACCAACTAATTGTAAATGACTTTCAAACCATCAACGAACTTTCTACATTCTCTAGAAAAGGAACTTCTTATGAAGCGGAGTCTGGGTGTCACGATGACCTTGTTATGGGTCTGGTGCTGTTCGGATGGCTATCCGATCAGTCTTTCTTTAGAGAAATAACTGACATTAACACTATGGCGAAGCTGAAACAGAGAAATGAAGAAGAAATGGACGCAAGCCTAATGCCATTAGGCTTCAATGATTATGACTTTGAAGATGATGGATATGCACCCAATACGAATCCTTGGCTGAACTACTAAATCGTGGTTTTTATAAATATATCGACGAAGATTTGAAATCTATAAATCATAATAGACAAGGAGAAATGAAATGGCTTTTCAACTAAGTCCAGGAGTTAATGTTAGCGAAATCGACCTAACAACAGTTGTGCCTGCAGTGGCAACAACTGAAGGCGCAATCGCTGGCGTATTCCGTTGGGGACCAACTAACGAAAGAGTTTTAATCAACTCTGAAGTTGATCTTGTAAGACGTTTTGGAACACCTTTCCAAGGCGTAACATCTTCACCTGTGCGTGAAAAAGTAATCTTTGATTCTTTTGTACTGCACACAGATAACACAACAGGTGTTGATCAGGACGACCCTACAGATGGTGTCCAAGCAGACGAATATACAGAATCATATAGACTAACAGTTGGTGCTAAAACATACACCGCTGCCAAGACAAACGGTAACTTTTCATCAATCACTGAACTTGCATCACTATTGCAAGCGCAGATTGCGGCAAGTGCAGAATCTACACTATACAGTGTAGCAGTAGAAGACGTATCTGGCACAGATCGTATCGTTTTAACTTGGACAGTTTATGCAGACCAGTTTGATATCACTTACGCACTAGAGTACACAGTCGGTGGTGGTACAGATGGTGCTGATGATACTGCACCAACTATCGTACAAGGTGGTGCTGGTGTCGAAACAACATCTTGGTCAAACGTACAAACATTCTTCACTGCCGCTAACTTCCTAGCGTACAGTGATGCACTTTATGTTACACGTGTCGCTTCAGCAACAACTCTAACAGCTACAGCGCAGTCATTTGACGCCGCTTATCCAGGTGCTATTGGTAACTCGCTGAAAGTCGCATGGGCAAATGCAACCTCTTATGCCGCTGAAGATTCAGTATCAGAAACACTTGATATTGCCGCTTCTTCTACTGAAGGTACGTTGAAGGGTAGCTCAAATGTGCTATCAGTCGAAGAGGGTGACATTATCGTAATCGGCAATCAAGAGCTACGTATCACTGGTCTTGGTACACCAACTGATAATTCAGGCACTTGGGAAACTACAGTAACATTCGGTAACAAGTACATTGGTGTTGCTGATCAGACTGGTGCAACTGTCACTAAGAAGTGGGGTTACTATGCACAGTTCGATGCGGCACCTTCATCTGACTCACACTATCACATCGTTGTAATTGACGAATTTGGTGAGTTTGTAGGTAAAGATAACGCAGGCGGAATCTTAGAAGCGTTTACAGATGTTTCTATGACAGCAGGCGACAAGAAATATGACGGTAGCACAAACTACCTACCAGAAGTTCTTGAAAACTTCTCTTCATATATTCGTCTGAAGAGTGCTGCCGCACCAATCGGTTCAGCATATCAATCACTAGACAACGGTACAGACGGTGACGGCGAAGATGACGTATCAAACGGTACTATTGCTATGGGTTATGACCTATACAAGAATGCTGAAGAAATTGACGTATCTCTAATTCTAACAGGTCGCCCAAATACAGTTATTGCAAACTACGTAATCGACAACATTTGTGAAACAAGAAAAGACTGCATTGCATTCGTTTCACCACAAGTGACTGTAGGTACATACACAGCACAAGACGCAGTGGCTGCAGTGGCAACACTAAGCTCAAGCTCTTACGCAGTTGTAGACAGCGGTTACAAGTATCAGTACGACAAGTATGCTGATAAGTATCGTTGGATTGCAATGAACGGTGATGTTGCAGGTACATGTGCAAGAACTGATGACACACGTGATCCATGGTTCTCGCCAGCAGGCTACGCACGTGGCGCAATCAAAAACGTTGTTAAGCTAGGTCTGAACCCATCTAAAGCGGATCGTGATCTACTGTACAAGAATGGTATCAACCCAATCATCACACAGCCAGGGCAAGGTACTCTACTGTTCGGTGATAAGACATTCTTGAATCAACCAAGCGCATTTGACCGCATTAACGTCCGTCGTTTGTTCATCGTACTAGAAAAAGCAATCGCAGTTGCGGCTAAGTCTACTCTCTTCGAATTTAACGATGAGTTCACAAGAGCGCAGTTCCGTAACTTAATTGAGCCATATCTGCGTGATGTACAAGGTCGCCGTGGTATCTATGACTTCCGAGTTGTAGCAGACGATACTAACAACACTGCAGAGGTGATTGATAGAAACGAGTTTGTTGGTGATATCTACATCAAACCAGCACGTGCTATCAACTTCATCCAGCTTAACTTTGTTGCAGTTAGAACAGGTGTTGAGTTTAGCGAAATCGTTGGTCAGTAAGATAAATAGAAAAAAGAGGAGAAAAGCACAATGGCTTTCAACATTAATGAAATCAAAAGCCAGCTAACCTTCGGGGGTGCAAAAGCGTCTCTTTTCCAAGTGCAGATCACTAACCCGATCAACGGAATTGCAGACTTAAAAGTACCTTTCATGGTTCAAGCGGCAGCGATCCCAGAGGCAACTCTGGGAACTATCGAAGTACCTTACTTCGGTCGCAAAGTAAAACTAGCAGGTGACAGAACATTCGCTGAATGGACTGTTACCATTATTAACGATGAAGACTTTCTGATTCGTAACGCAATGGAAAACTGGATGGCGGCGATTAACTCGCACCAAGGAAATCAGCGCCAGCTAAACACTGCGTCACCTTCAGAGTATAAGTCGCAAGCGCAAATCATCCAGTATTCTAAGACTGGCGTGCCACTGCGTGAATATACATTTAATGGACTGTTCCCAACAACAGTTGCGGCGATTACAATGGATTGGAACACAACAGACGATATTGAGCGTTTTGATGTTACATTCCAGTATGATTGGTGGGATGTGACCGGCGGCGTAACAGGTAACGCTGGCACAAACGCTTAATTTAGTCCGACTAAATAAAGAGAGGAGGCGCAGAGCCTCCTCTTAACAAGCAGGGATTAAATATGGAATTATTTGGATTTGAGATAAAGCGAAAGAAAGAAGAGAACCAAAACATACGTTCCTTCACAGAGCCTCAAAACGATGACGGTGCAGTCAACGTTGCGGCTGCTGGCGGAGCCGTGTCTAGCTTTATTGATTTAGAAGGCACCGCAAAGTCAGAAGCTGAACTGGTTCAAAGATATCGCACAATGCTTCAACAGCCTGAAGTTCAGATGGCTGTGGATGATATCGTCAATGAAGCAATCAATATCTCAGATGATCAAAGAGTTGTAGAATGTGTTACAGACGATTTAGATTTGTCTGATAACATTAAAGAGCGAATCCGTGATGAGTTCGAAAATGTACTTAAATTACTAGACTTTTCGAATCAAGGTTATGACGTATTTCAAAAGTGGTATGTAGATGGTCGTCTTAACTATCATGTTATGATTGACGAAAAGCAACCACGTAAAGGTATTCAAGAACTGCGTTATATTGATCCACGCAAGATTCGTAAGATTCGTGAGTTTGAAAAAGAAAAGACAAATGCAGTAGGCAATGGTGGCTTTTTCAAACGTATTAAAAATGAATACTATATTTACAATGATAAAGGCTTTAATAACACAGGCTCAAACATTTCGCAGGGTTATGATTTAAATAACTCACAAGCAAATGGTTTGCGCATTGCAAAAGACTCTATCATTAACGTTAACTCTGGTGTTGTAAATGAAAACAATACACTAGTGTTATCGCATTTACATAAAGCTTATAAGCCACTCAATCAGTTGCGTATGATGGAGGATGCGGTTGTTATCTATCGTATCTCACGTGCGCCTGAGCGTAGAATCTTTTATATTGACGTAGGTAACCTACCGAAGATGAAAGCAGAACAGTATCTACGTGATATGATGGCGAAGCATAAGAATAGGCTGACATATGATATGACAACTGGTGAAGTCAGAGATGACCGTCGTCATATGTCTATGACAGATGATTTTTGGCTCCCACGCCGTGAGGGTGGTAGAGGAACAGAAATC